GAATGCTGTACGTTGGCATAGTTAATCCTATTTTGTGCCCGGTGTTACTTGTAGATTGCCCCAACCGGCGTACGGATTTTGTTGCGGAGTTTTATTTCCGCCAGACGCCCCACCATATGCTTTTGTTGCTTCATTGAGATAGTATTCAAATTTAGAATCTATAGCTGCGGAATCAGCCAGTTTTCCTTCCGGCGTCTTCAACCAGCTATCGTGGCGTTGCCGTGCGTTATCCCAAATCTTATCCCCGGCACTTGCCCCATACGCTGCCCGTGCTGCGGAGTATACCTGCGCTACTTTAATGTCGTTGGCATTCTTCGCAACAAGCCGCCAGTTGTCACCAACCTCTCTTAACTGCGCTCTGAAGTTCTCATTCTTTTGCTGGTACTGAACGCGTCGGTCGTTCGACGCGTTTGTGCTTGCGGTGTTAACAATGTCGGCGGCAGTTTTAGCATTAGTCTTAAATATGTCTTGGATTGCGCTGATGCGTTCTTTATCCACACCAATACCCGCCTCAAACGCTTTTTGCTTGTAGTCGTTAGCTTCTTTCCAGTCACCCCGAGCTTCAGCACGACGCGCTTCTTCAATTAACGCAGCCTGCTTACGGCGCTCCACTTCAGCCGCCTCCAGTTTCTCCAGACCTTCTTGATACTGCTTGGTACCCACCTGCGCACCTTCTGCGATATTTTGAAGCGCATTCTGGGATTTACCCCCCGCGATAGCAAGACCGGCGTTAATCAACGCCATATTAAAGTTACGGGCTTCTTTGCCCTTGGCTTTATCTTCTTCTTTCTTTAACAATGCTTCAAGCCCCTCATACGGCTTACCCTTGGGTTTGCTTTCTTCTCTTTCTTTTCTAAGTTGGGTAAAGCCTGTCTGAATATCGCGTTTTAAATCATCGTAGGCTTTGGTGCCCGGCGATAATTTTTCTAACGCTCTTAACTGCTCTTCCATCGTAGTTTCTTTAGAAGCCGTGAAATCCGAAGTGGGCTCCTTCATTGTTTCAACAGGCGATGGTTGTGGCGGAGACGTTTTTGTTCCTTGTTTTGCAGCCGCGTTTCTACCGGCCTGTGTGTTTTTGTTATACGGCGCAAAAGTATCTGGGGCCATACTGGTTCGTGGCGTATAAACATCCCCCTCATCTATCGGGGCTGGGTAAGAAGATTTCTCGCCTTTCTTTTTGCCTTCAACTGCCCAGCCGGGTTTCTTCTCCACGGGAGTTGGGGCTTGGAATTGTTCCGGTGCGGGAGCTAAACCTCGCTCCTGTCTTTCACGGGCAAGCGAAACATCGGGGCGCTCATATTCCATGATGCCTGTATACTTCGGTGTTCCGTACTTGATCGCTGGGGACTTGCTCTCAAACGGGATGTTTGAGCGATCTGCGGTGAACCAGTCCACTACGTCTTTCTTGACCCCCGACGCCCAGTCTTTCAATCCGTACAAACGATCAAAGTTTTCTTTCTGGTATCTTGCCAACTCCGCCTGTTCTTCCTGAGTCATAGGCTTACGTACAAGACTGCCCTCATTACCCGCAAAAGCAACAATGCCGCCACCCGCGTAAGCGTTTGCGTACGAGTCCACGAACTGATCGTCATACCCAGCAATACCCCCATCCGCCATACCCTCGACGTTCTGGGCAGGCAGCATACCGATACCCTGCTGCTCTGGCAGTTGAGGCTGCGGTTGTTGCATTTGCTGCGGTTGTTGCATTTGCGGCGCGGGCGCTCCCATTTGCGAGATCACTTGGTCTGCCACGGTGGGCTGTGGTGCTTGCTGTTGCCCAGAAGCACGGAGTTGTGCGCGTCGTTTATTCTCAGCCGCAGCCAGCGCCAGTGTGTACGGGTCATCTTTGTGTATCTGTGCGTACTGGCGCAACTGGGGGTCTGACATCTTGGCCAGACGGGATGTTATATCAATTACGTTCAACATGATTATGCGTTCTCCATGTCATAGAGCAGCAACTCAGAAAGCCCCGCAGGAGCTTTGGATTCTTTAATCGGGCCGCCTGCTTTACGAGACATACCGTAGCCTGCAAGTGCCAAACCGCCAAGCTGAGATACTGTCGAAGGCGGCGCTTGGTACATCTGCTGAGTGCTTTGCGAAAGAGGAAGACCACGTAGCATGTCCGACATGTACGCCAACTGCTGTTGCGGGTACGCCCTCTGGTTCAAGAAATCCTGATACTGCTGTTGCAGACGCTGTTGCTCCAATGCTTGCTGCTGAGAGCCCATGGTGGCTTGGCCTTGGATAATATCTTTCTGCTGACCAAACTGCGTCTGCCCCAACTGCCCCAGAGTACTCGCCATCTGCCCCGCTTGCCCCAGACCTTGCAACCCAAGCGTTGAACCAAACTGCTGTGCTTGCCGTGCCTGCTCAAACGCAGTCTGCATACCCTTGCCGTAAATGTCCGCCTGCTGCTGGCCCAGATTACGCTGGCGCTCTGCCTCAATGATAGCGGACCGAGACCCGCCAAACGCACCGCGCTGCGCTGCCATTGCTTGGTTTTGCTGACCTTGAATAGCAGAGGATCGTTCCGCCTCACGCATCTGCGGTGCCAGTGCGTTTTCTACATACGGCGACATGTACGCTTGCATGGCGTAGGGGTTGGTTGCCTGCATGGCATAGTTTTGACCTGCACCCAAGGAGCCAAGACCCGCCATACCTGCAAGCTGCGAACCTGCCCCAAGCTGCTGCGCGGGTTGCAGATCCGCCATACCCTGCTGGGCCTGTTGTTGCATGGGCGTAAACCCTGCGATGCGTTCACCACCATAAGCTTGGTAGGGCTGTTCGGTAGTGGCCTCTGCCTTACCTAGCATGCGTTCGACATACGGCTTCGCATATTCGGGGATCGACGTCTGGGTAACGTTTTGGCTACTTGGTGCTGGTTGGGATGGTGCGCACATAATGCCCTCAGAATGTATATATCATTTGAATTGCCGCTTCTTTAAAGCCCATACGCTTCCAAAGTTTGGCGACCCTCAAATCAGTTAGCGCAGCGACTGACACTCTTTTCACACCGCGCTCTTTTAGCTCTTCTAGAATAACTCTTACTAACTTCTTACCGACACCATTCCGGTGTTCTTTCAGCACAAAAATCGTGTCTTCCTGCGCAATCAAGTCCCCGTTGTGCATGTCATTAGTAAGATACACGTTGCTGTACCCAACCGCACTTCCTTCGTGTCGCAAAATAAACGTCAGCAAATCACCTCTGTCACCTGCTGCTATGTACTGCGCCAATCTCGGCGCATACGGGGAGCACGGTATGCCGTCAGCCTCAAGCCTTTCTGTCATCTCCGCGTAGTGTTGGCGGTACAGCGGCTCAAGTTCAACATAGGTTTCTTTAAACCCGCCGAGATGAAACGTGTAACTCATGCTGGCAGAAGCTTTTCTGCCTTGGTGTTACGTGCTACTTGTTCCTTACCCACGGTCTTGCGTCGGGCTTTTTGTACACGGTCCATCATCGCATAAAGCTTTCGCGCACCCGCTTCAGTACTGCCGTTACCGATCTCCGAAACAATTCGGGCAGGCACGACAAATTCTCCATCAGCAAGACGGGCAGGCTGGCGATTACCAATAGAAGCAGGAATAGAGTCAGAAACACCATCACCCGGACCTTTCAAAAGACGACCACCATCAGAGTAGTCCCCCAGATGTGAGATACCACCATCAGCAAACCGTGCTTCCCCAGTATACGTGCCCACACCCGCGTCGGCAGATGGTGCCAACACGTTTGTGGCTTCTGGGCGCTGCATCATGGGGTTGGAGTACAGCGGCGTATCAATGCTTGCCATGGGGTACCCGGTATTAGCGCCTACAGAGTTCATCGCTGACATCTGCTCGACCGGACCACCAACTGCGTAACCCATCAACCCGCCATCTGCGGCCTTTCGATATTCGGGCCCCGGTGCTTCGTATGGGGTGAGTGCCGTGAACTGGGGGTTGAAGTACAAACGCTCGGAGCTACCTGTGTAGGGCTCTTGATCAGCGCCTGTGGCACCGTACGTAAACTCGTACGGACGGATTAATCCGGGAGACTTATTAGCCGCGTTGCGCATCGCTTCTTCTGCTTCTTTGCGTTTTTCATCGGAATAACTCATGGCCGTACTACCAAGCCCTGCGGCAACAGAATATTCGGGCATAGCGTTGTACAAGCCCTTCAGACCTTCGGTGCTGGAGAAAGAAGTTTTAGCGCCCTGACCAAGCTGCGACATGCGATCAGAAAACGCACTAGGCTTGCCGGTTAGGTTGACTGCATCAGACGCACCCGCGTACTGCCCTTGAATACCGCCAGCAAATGGCTGGGTTGTCGTGGAGTCAAGAACCCGAGCCGGTGCTGCTGGTGCGTCTACCGGAAAACCTCCGGGGCCAGACACTGTGTATCGTCCGGGACCCAATTGCGCATAGCTACCCCCCGGAGGCATGACTGAAACGTCAGGATAAATAGTAGGCTTCACATACGGGGCTACCGTTGGTGCTGGTGGGGGTGCTGGGCTAAACGTTGCTGAAGTCATTCCCTGCGCTGTCGGGGACACTGACGGGACACCCGCTTGGTACCCAGTCATACCACCTTTAAGCGGGTTTGCCAAAACGTCCACCGAACCAACATTACCAAACCTGCCGCCTTGAGCAAAAATATCTCCGGCAGTGCTTTGAACTGGTGTTGGAACGCTGGCGCTGACAGCAGGCGTAGTAGTTGGAACCGCTGCGGTTCCCTGCGCCATCAGACCTTGACCCAACCCAGCGCCGCCATAGGCACCCAGACCGGCCATAACGCCCTTTTTCAGATCCCCTGTGAGCACGGTGCCCAGCGCAGTAGAAGCCAACCCCGCTTGCATAGCAGTCAAGCCAAGCCCGGCAGGGCCCAGCGCAAAGCCAGCAATCATCGGCAGAATGGAAGACAAAAAGCCCGCTTCAGGCAGGCCGGTTTCTGGGTTAATCGTAAGAGAGCCGCCATGCGCCATGGCGATAGCTTGCAAACCTTCGACTTCGCCCGGGGTCATATGGACAAGCTGCTTGTCCTCGCCACGACCCGCAGACTGAAGGTGGTTGGCTAGAGTGTGGAGGCTCATCGTTACCTCATCCTGAAAAATTTGTCAAAGTTTATCATTTATGGCCTTATGTGGGCCACATTTTATGTTTTCATCTTTAGAACGTTGCCCGCCGAAGTGTCTACATACACGTCACCAACCCGCAAGTTAGCCAAGTCTGCCTGAGACGGAAAGCTGTATATAGTGCCGCCTAAGCCGTCTGGTTGACTAAAGTTTAACGCCGCAACCACGCTGGTGGTGCCCACTCCCGAAGCCGATCCAGCAATCGGACCGGGGTTGTTTAGCTGGTTGAAAAACTGCCGCAGAATATTGTTGAGCGTATCTTGATACGCCCGGTCATACTCTACGGGAGCAAGGGGGAGTGACGGTGCTCTTATAGTCATCAGTTTCTTCCATCAGGACGTACGTCAATACGAGGTACACCAAGCTGCCATTGAGTACCCAACGAGTTTGACTCCACCTTAAACGCCATCTGTCTGCCGCGCACCCGACTGTAGATAATCTCAGTGAACTGCTGCACGTTGTATGTAGTCTGACCGGCGTAGCTCTGAGCGGAAGTCACCGATGGGTTCGTAGATACGCCATAGCCAGCGCCGGGGTTTTTGTTTTGGACGTACTGTGAATGTTACGAACGGCATATTGCTTGTTTCACCCCCAGTGTCAGACCCGTCAAACGTTATGTCCGGCACCATACGCCACACAAACCCATAGTTATGCCCATCATCAATGTCAAAGTCTGAAGACTGAATGTACGCGTTAATTGGGCTTGGTGGGTTTGTCTCGCCGTTATCCACTGCTGCTTCGTGAAACACCACGATGTTATTAGTAGTTGCTGCCATCGGAAACTGCCGCAACGGTGAGTCCAGCCAAGCCGTACGATTTAACGTACCGTAATACCAGACCCGGTCAAGGTAGTTGAAGATGACNTAGCGATCCACCACCGTTGAGTTTTTCGAGCAATAGAACCACCAAATTTCACTAAAGCCTTCGTTGGTGCCCGCAAAGAATTGCGCCTCTTGGTCTCGGTTAATATCGTTAAAGATATATGTACGTACTGAGCAAGGCAGCGT